CTATTCTTTGTGTTTAAGGTTGGCTTTTCTAAAATCGTTAGGAGAGATGTAATATTCCTTTTTAAAGACCTTAGAAAAGTAGCTGGCATTAGAGAGACCTATTTTTTCAGTAATCTCTTGCATGCTTAAATCGGTGTTTAAAATTAACTCTACAGCTTTTTGCATTCTAAGTTTTTGAATGTAGTTATTTACCGTTTCATTGTATAAATGTTTAAAGCCGTTTTGTAATTTGTTTTCATTTAAGCCCACGTGTTGAGAAAGACTTTTTACGGTATGCGGAAAGTGAATTTCTTGTTCGATCTTGGATATGAGATTAGATATATTTTCAATCTCTTGTTTTCTTAGAACAGTTTTATCATTATCTGCTTTTAGGTCGTCCTCTAGTTGTTCAGCTTGTTGAATTAACAATTGCAAGGCATAAGATTCTAATTTTAGTTCTCTCATAAAATTAGAATTACTTTCCATATTCATTTCTTGAATGGTATTTGCAATAGAAACACTGTAGTTGCCATGATAAAAGAAAACTTTATTCGCATCAATATCATTAAAGATCTCCTTTAATGGATGTTCCCAAGATTCGACTTCACAAGCATATTTCTTTAAAAAAACGTCTCGATTAACTTCAATACTATTTAGATGTACGTTTTCATTCTTTTTAAATTCTAAAACGTGCCCGTGAGTTTCGTTACTACTAACAATTACGTTTTGGAATTTCAGAATCTGTGTTTTCTCCTGAGAAGTTTCTAATTGATGATTAATAAATCCTTCTCCGCAAATTAAAAACTTAAGAGGGTGCACTTCTGATAGTGAAAAATGAATCTGAGTGTCTCTTTTAAACTGACAACAATATTCAATTACACCAATCCCGCTTTTAAAATTCATACCTCTTATGTAGCCTTCACCGTATATTTTCGGGATATTTAAGATATGTTCGTGGCATTTAGCTTCAATTTTGGTATCTAATTGTTCAGCTAAATCTTTTAAAACTTCCTTTATCGGAAGAGATTGAACATTTATTTTTTTCATAGAAAGCAGTGACTGATTAGGTTACAGGCAAAAATAATAATTTTTTTAATATTTATCGTTTCTAGTTTTGCAGAATGAATAAAACGTTATATATTTGCATCACAAATCGCGGGATAGAGCAGTAGGTAGCTCGTCGGGCTCATAACCCGAAGGTCACTGGTTCGAGTCCAGTTCCCGCTACTAGATTTTAAAAACCCTTGCAATAGCAGGGGTTTTGCGGTTTTTATACCGTTTGTCTGGGTAAAAAATGGGTAAAACAATTTTTTTAATCGGTGTAATCGGTTAAAAAAAAAATGTCTTTAAGTCAAAATTCAAATTCCACAGCTCACAAAGAAATATTTTTAGATTTTGAACCTGCCGAAATAGGCGGTTTAAGCGGTAGTGATTGGCGTATTTATTTTCGTGTAAAAGTTCCTGGAGAGCAAAAAATGAAGCTCTTTAGAAGGCGTGTAAAGAAGTATTCTAATAAAACCGTAAGGATGCGTTACGCAAAACGCATGTGTGCTGAAATTAATAAGAAACTAGAAAAAGGGTGGTCGCCTTTTTTTGACGGTTATGCAGATAATGAGTTTTATAGGCTTATTGATGTATTAGATAAATTTCTAAAACAAGCTGAAAGAAAATTAAACGATAACCTGTTAAGAAAAGATACTTACAGATCCTACAGCTCATACGCTAAGAATATAGAGGAATATCTTAAGTTAAAAGGATTAGAAGATTTATTTACCGTGCAATTTGACAGGTCCTTTATTATTGAATTTTTAGATCATATTTATTATGATAAAAAAAGAACGGCCAGGACTAGCAATAATTATCTTTCCTTTTGCAGTCAATTATGCGTGTTTATGGTAGATAGAAACTATTTAACAAACAATCCTACCTTAAAAATACCTAAAAGAAAAGTAGGTAAGAAAAAGAGGGAAATCTTACCTAATTATTTAAGGAATGATATTTTTAAATACCAATCTAAAAACTCTAAAGAATATTTAACCTTGTGTTTGTTGGTTTACTTTTGTTTTGTTCGCAGAACCGAATTAACCAAGCTGAAGGTAAAACATATTGATTTGGAAAAAAGTACAATATTTATTCCTGCTGAAATTTCAAAAAATAAAAAAGACGGAATAGTTACAATTCCAAAAAAACTAAAGATTTTACTAGCAAAGCATGTGCATACTTTTTTAATAGATGATTTTTTATTTTCTAATGAAAATTTTAAACCAGGTAAAAAACAATTACAACCTAAAAAAGTTTCTGACGAATGGGGGAAAATGCGTAACGCTCTAAATTTTGAAAATAAGTACCAATTTTACTCTTTAAAAGATAGTGGAATTACTGAACTTTTTTTACTTGGTGTACCTAGTAAAAAAATAAGGGATCAAGCAAGGCATCATGATATTAAAATAACTGAAAGTTATACGCCAAGAAACTACAAAGCAGACGAATTTTTAAGAGATTTAGATTTTGATTTTTAGAAAAAATAAAATTTTTAAGTTTGAAACTGAAAAAAAGGCTAATTTTTGTAATAATCGCAGTTTTTTTAATGTAACGTATTGTTTTATAGCTATTTAAAGTCTTACAAAAATTAAAATAAATTTGTAAGAGCAAAATCGAAAAATCGCTGTAATAAAATGGTTTTCAATTGTTTAGCCCTATTACAAAAATTGTAATGATTTTTGTAATACTCTTACAAAAATTTGTAATTTTTATAATTTCAGCCCTTTTTTACATCATTTGCGTATAAAATGGGGTTAAAATCTCCTGCGGCCATTTTTAAAGGAGCTATGTAAATCTGCCAATTTTTGCGTGGAATATAAAAAGGATCTACCTCTATAATTTTAAAATTTCCTTCTGGAGCTATGATATATAAATAGCATTTTTCATTGAGAAATTTAAAGAAGAAATGGGATAATTTGGTAGGGGTAAATTCTATTTGAGCGTTACGCAATAATACGCTCAATTTCTCCTTGCCAATGTGATCTAAAAAACAGGAAATAGCAGGTTTATCGTAATTACAAAAACTTAATTTTACCTCTTTGTAACTATATTCTGTAGTGGTGTATTCTAATTCCATAAAATAAATTTAGGATATTTTCCAAAATTAGGATTTTTTCCAATAATACGAACAAAAAAAAGCCTTACCCACCACAGATAAGACTTTATATTTTTACTACAAATTGCTCTTTACAAAGATAACTTTATTGTTCTAATTAACAAAGTTTTAGGTTTTAATTTAAAGGAGTTATTACTAATCCGCTTGCGTTTTGTTGCGTTACGCTATTTACTTCCGCAGTAGCGGTGTTTTCTTCTCCTTCTATGGGTAGCATTTTACGATCATAGATATTATATTTTAAATCGCTTGCCGGTAAATGGTTGTAACGGTTTTTATCGGTATAGATATAGTTTTGTTTGTAGTCGTCAAACTTTTCGGTTAAGAGTACAATATCTACATCAAATTGAGATTTAGAACCGCCACGCATTTTGCCGTCACTCGTTAATTGAAAGATGATGATAAACAATTTACCGTTATATTTTTTTCGCAGATCTTTATCTACTTGTACATTTTTATCTAATTCTCGCAGCTTCTCGAAACTATCTATCATAATCACATCGTTAGCCATAATAAGCTCATGTAGATCCTGCATAGTGTTAATCTCTGGGGCTTCTACATTTGGTATGTTTTTGTTAGAAATATACTCTGGCACTTTAGATAAAAATAAACTACTTGCCGGGTGTTCTTCCATACTCGCAATACCAACTTTGTAATTATCTGCAAAAGCATCTACCAACTGAAAACAAAAGCGTGTTTTACCTGCGCCCTGTGGTGCGGTAACACTTATACCTATACTTTCTTTTTGCTTCACTTCTACCCTACCTAAAAACTTAGCTATTTCAGGATTGTCTATTTTGTAATATTCAAAATCTTGGTTTTGGCTTGCTTGCAAACGAGCTGCCAAACTATTAGGGTTTTGCTTAGGTTGCGTTACGCTATTTATTTCTGCAGTAGCGGTGGTTTCTTGAACCTCGCAAACTTCTTGCGGTTGCTCTCCTAATAATGCTATTTGGCCTGTCTCTTTATTTACTTTTTGAGGTTCTTCTACAACTTCTTTATTTTCCTCTTTAAGGTTTTCTTTTTGTGGAGTTTCAATTTTTTCATATATTTTTTTTAATGCAGGAATAACAAATTTTCTTAAGCTATAGCTTGCATTACCTGTAATTTGTCGCTGCCAAGCTTTATTTTTATTGGACCACCTAAAACTGTGGCTTTTCAAAACTTTTCTTATTTCTTCTGACGGTATATCATCAAATAAAATTTGATAACGGTTTTGCTCGGCATTTTCTAAGATCTTAAAATCTTTAAAATCGTGCATTTTGTTTTCTGTGCTACGGTTTTTCTCTTGCTTTACTCGTTGCTCATACCTTTTAACTTTTGCTAAAGAGTTTTGAGTACCTTGTTTAGCCCAAATTAAATTATCTGTCATTAGCCTTTTATAAGAAATTAAAAATTTATCGCTTACTTCTAACTTTTTTACTTCTTCTAAAATTTTCTCAATCGTTTCTTCCTTTGAAAGTTTTTTTCTTTTTACAGATGAAACTATTTTGTTTATAGATTTATTTAATTCGTGTTCTCTTTTGGCCTTTTCAAGTTTTTGCTCCAATACCTCTAAAGCTCCTTTTTCTCCTGTTTTTACAGGCTTATTAACTCTGGCTGTTAACTCTCTGCGCATTCTATCTTCTGCATACTTAGAATAATCTATTAATTCTGTAAGCTTATTATGATGCGCATTACTATTTTTTTCTGCTCTTCTAGTTGGAAAGTTTGCAGGACCTGTAATCATTGTACTTAAAAGCCTGGATCTACTTTCTAATTCTGAAATTTTACGTTTTAAATATCCTTTATGGAATTTATCAAAAGCAGCTTCAAAGTTTTCTTCGGTCTTTTGACTTTTAGAGTATTTTTTAGCGTTATTGTAAACCTCTTTTAAATAGCTGAAGTGGCTATTTTGCTCTTGTTCTGCTCTTTTTTCTGGAGAAAAAGAGGTGCCGGAATGCGCTCTTTTTGCTAAATCGTAACTAATTTCACTTTTAGAAAAAGGATAAATCGTTTCATTAGATGTTTCTTTTTTACTTTTTTCTGTTTTGGTTGTTTCTTTAGCTTCTTCTTTTTTTGGCTTATTTTCTAATTCTTTTAAATAAGCAGGATTTCCTTCTTTATCACGATCTAAAATGTAATCGGCTGCGGCTTGGCTTTTACTTGAAGCTCTAAAGAAATAACGGTTATCTTCTTTCATTTCTTTAACTAAACGACCATTCCAACCGCTTAAATATTTAGCGGAATTATCTAATGTTTTAAATAACGTTCCTGCTTCTGCCGATAAAAATACAGCTCCCATTTCGGCTATTAATTCTTCAAAAGCATTATCTCTTTTTGTGGATTCACTTCTTGAAGAAACAGCAAATCTCTTTAATCTCTTACCGTGCCCTGTGCTATGGGTTAATTCGTGAAAAATGGTAGTGTAGTAGCTTTGTTCGTCTTTAAAAGCTTCTATAGGTGTCATTAAAATACTATCGGTATCTGGATAATATGCAGGTTGATCTCCTTCAAATAAAATTTTAGGAGCGTTAGGCATATTATTTACAATTAATTCAGCTATTTCTATACGTTCTTTTAGGGGCTTATCTGCATTTGGGTTTTTTGGTAATTCTCCCCAATCTATCCCTGTAATATCATCGGCATTAAAAACGTTGTAATACTTTAATATTGGTAAATAAGAATTTTTATAATAGTCTGCATCCCTGTTTAGGTTGTTGATGTTTTTATCTACCCAAGCATCAAATTTCTTTTTGTTGTACGTACCAAAACTTAACTCTTTGCCGTTTTTTCCTTTTTCATCTACTTTATACAGCTTTGTAAAATACACAACCTTAAAACCTGTAGATCCTTTTTTAAGTTCGCCTTTATTTTTTTTAATCTGGTTAAAGGTTAAAAAATAAGGAACGTCAAAATTTCTACGAGTTAAAATTTTCTCTCCGTCTTTAATTTCTACTTTAAAATTGAGTAAAAAGTAGTTGATGCCACGGTAAGGGTTTTTACTTTCAAAATTAATGGCTTGTTTACCTTGGTAAAGGTTGGTTTTCTCCCACTCTCTTTGCCACGGTAAATGCCCTACTTTTTTAATCGTGTTAATGATTAAATCGGTTATCATTTGGTAAATATCATCTGGAGAAACAGGTTTACCAAGTCCGGGGGTTTCGCCTTCTTCTGGTATTGCCAAATAATCTATTCCTGGTAATAAATTTTCTTCTAAAATTTCATCTTGTGGCGTGGTTTCAATATCAAAACTTTTAGCTTCTGGATATGAAGCTAAAAGTTGTTCTAATTTTTGTAAAATATGTTTTTGATCTTCCGCTTTAGCTTTATTGATAAGATTTTCTACTTCCGCCCTGGTTAAAATTTCTCCGTTAAGGCCGTTGTAAGTTTTGATTGATGATAACATAGTATTATTTTGATGTGATGATTGTTTTTAAGCTTCAATAGTATAAGTTTCTCCAAATGCGCTAAACTCTAATTTTAACTTTAAAGAATTAGGGTTTTGAATGATCGATAAAGCATTAGTTAAAACGCTTCCTAAATCGTCTAAAGGAACTACTGTATTTATGTTTTCTACTACGGTAGTACTTTGCGCAGGTAAATTAATTGCGCTTAAGTTTGGTGTAGCTTTCCCTAAATATTCTCCGTTAGAATTATACACTAAAATACGAGAAAGCACCACTTTTTTAGCGGTATCTAAAGCTATATTTGTTAGTGAGTTATTAACGATTTCTAAGTTTGTGTAAAAGCTAAGTTTACCGCCACTTAATCTTATATTTTTAATCCCTAAAGGTTTAAATTCTAATTGCTCAAATGCTTGCAGGTATTCATCTACTTTATTTTTTCCTATGTACCAAAAAAAGCCTGCGGCTATAGCTGTCATTCCTAAAATTGTTCTCATTGTTTTTTGCGTTTAAAAAGGTTGATAAAAAATAAAAAAGGGTTGCTCCTGGTAATAAGGCCAACTAAACCAAAAACTACTATGAAAACAACCATAGGCCATATAATTAAACCACTTGCAAACCCTTTATTTTCTTTATTTTTTTCGCTTAAAGCGGATTTTTCTTTATGTTCTTTTTTACTGTTTTCGGCGGTGGTTTCTTCTGTTTTTTTACTTCCGTTAAGGCGGTTTTCTATACTTGTAGATTGCTTAATAATATTCTCGCTTGTACTATCGCTAAGAATAGATTTTTCTTCTTCTACAATCGTTGAATTTTGCCAATTATAAGTTTTACCGTTAATGGTGGCTTGGCTGGGTTGGTTATGATCTACCGGGGTAAAAGTGGTTTTAGTTTCCGTTTGTTTTACGGTGGCATTTTTAACCTCTTGTAGCGTTACGCTCTCTTTTACTCTCGTAATTTGTTGCGTGTCGCTCGTTTCAATTTTAGAGGTTTCTATATCTTTTACCTCCAACTGCTCTAAACTTGTGACTTCTTTACGGACGGTTTTCTGCTTGCTTTTACAAGAGAATAAGCAAAACACTAAAAGCCCTACAAATAAGGCTTTTATAAACGGATCTATATTTTTAGGCTGCTGTAGTGTCATAAGATTAGGTTTTGCTTGGTGTTATATTGCCACCTTTAGGGAAGTGATCTAAAACAAACATAGCTTCTGGATCATCTTTTAACTGACGTTTAAGCAACGGAATAAGCACCTCTAACCTCATATTTAAATCTGCTAGGTTATTCTTTAGATCTTCGATCTCTAACTCTTGTGCGGTTATGGTTTTACGCATTTTGGCAATATTGCCGCTTTTACGATCTACCCAAGATTTTAGAAATTCGCCAAAGGGTTTAAAAAACCATTGGCCTACTGCACCAAGTATTAAACTTGCCGATCCTATTAATGCTATTCTTTCTGCTTCTGTCATTTTATAAACTGTTATAAATTATTGCGTACTTTAATACTATGTGAATTGTTGGCAATATGATACTTGCTAAAAAATCTAGTACGCTAGGTTCTCCTTTTTCTCCAATGAAATCTATAAACTCAACCAATGCGGCAGCAAATACCACCAACAAAAAAGCTATAAAACCTAAAAAGGGTTCTAAAGCTAAATAAGCGATTGAAAAAGCGATAATATGGTTTTTCTTATCATCGCCTATCGAGTTCATAAAAGCCGCTATTTTTGATTTTAGAACCATAGCAATAATGTAGCTACAATAGTTAAAAACATTCCAAAAACACCGCATAGAAAGTGTTTACCTCCTAGCGTTCTATTACCTAAATAATAGTTGTGTAACGGAATACCTGCAACCGCTAAAAACGTAATTATTACCGCTATAGCGTGTGCGTTGTCATTCACTCCCCAAAAGAAGAAGAAAATAGTGGTTAATAAAATTTGTAGGATTAATCCTAAAACGAAAAATTTACTTAAAGTACTCATTTTATATGGTGTTAATTGGTTCAAAATCTTCTATTTTGGTAACATCATAACCCAGGGCTATAAACATTTGCAAAGCATCTTCTTTGCTTGCAACTAAAGTTAGATTACCGCTTGCTATTACACCGCCTTCTGGAGCTTCTCCCACGGTAATAATTTCTTCATTGTTATAAACGATTAATAGTTTCATTTTTAAGATTGGTTAAAGGTTACGGTATGGCCGTAATTGTTTACTAATACATATATTTTCTCGGCTTCGTTGGCAGGATTACCATTGCTTACGCCTAGCACAAATCCTGTAGGTGCTTGGTAATTTCCTGTAGGAGTTAAGCTGCTATGCCCCCAACTTATATCTCTAAATTTATTCGGGTACTCGTCTGCTTGTGCTGTTGGTGTGCTTGTATCTAAATAGGCTTCGTTGGTGCAAAGGGTGTAGAATGCGTTGATGAACTCGTTGAAATCAGTTGTATTATTAATCCAACTATGGAAATTATTAATACTTCTTAAAGAAAACAAATGAATCCAAGCACTTGATATATCTGAAATTCCAATATCACCATATATGTACATAGTTGATAACTGGTTCCATAGACTCATATCAAACCAAGGTTGGCGCACACTATTATTAATACCAAAATCAAATCTGTTAATGTTTGAAAATAATGATAAAGCTGGTGGTAAATATGTGTATTCGTTTGAATCAATTCTCAATGTAGTCAAAGTATTAGCCATACTTTGCCAATCACTAGGTAGATAGTTGATATTATTATCTCTTAAATCAAGGTTAATCATGTTAGTCCATTGATTTACCTTAAATAAGTTTGACGACACTTCATTTGAACAATCAAATACACTACTCGCTTGAAATCTTTCTAAATCTAAATTAAAAAAACTGTCTGGTATTTTATCGAATTTTGATGAGGATAGAATCCTTAAATTAAGCTCTTTAAGATTTATTAATGGACTTAAATCGGTTGGAAAACTCGTAATATGTCTTAAAACATTAAAACTTAAACTATTTAATGAAATCATAGATTTTATTTCATTTGGTAATGCCCCGTAAATATTAAACTGAGAAAGTCTTAATTCAATGATACTTTCAATGTTTTCAAAAATTATTGTTATTGTTTTTTGACTTCCAATAGGATTTATAAAGTCGATTTTATTAAAATATCCAGATGTAGCACCTTGGTTAAAACCGTTTATTGTTTGACCGTCTGACGTGATCGATAAATAATATGTAGAATTTTGCTGATAGTTAGAGCTAAAACTATAAACGTTACTTCCTGTAGAAATTTGAATATTTATAGGTTTTTTGCTTGCTATTCCTAATTGACCATGCCCTGTTGCGTTACTTATAGGAAAACCCGCATCGTCTATTGTGAATGATATTGAGTTAACTTTCCTTTGAGGAAAACCACCTTCTAACTTTACTATATTGTCATCTACTGAATAAAACATTAGGCTACAGGTGTTAATTTATATTCTACCCAATCATTTGTATTGGCATCTACTTTCTTATAGATCAAATTTATTTGCTTACAAATCACCATAAAACCACGTAAAGCAGTAGGATAAGCAGTATTAAGATCTGATTTGCTCATTCCTGTAGATTGCGCATCTCTAAAAACTTCTAATTCTATAATAGGTACGGTTTCGCTTCGTGCATCGGGTGTAACAACTTCTACCTGCGTGTTTGGTAAACCTCTATGTTCTGGTCTATATTTACTCGCAAATTGATCTATTAATTGCCATTTTTGAATTACATCTACATAAATAAGCTCACAAGATCCCTCAATACCTGTACTGGCAATTAAATTAGGTAATTTTATTTGCTTGTCGGCATCACTATTACCGTCTAATTTATTAATACGTATCTCAAAATCTCCGTTATTGATAACGGTAATTCTCTTATACTTATCGTGATTAAAACCGTTTAAAATGGCTTGTGCGTTAGTATTAGTAAACACTAAAACGTTTCCTGTTAATTCTACATTATTGTAATTACCGCCGCTATCTATTACTTGGGTTTTAATATCTACACTATCAAGCTCTATATCTGTATCTAAAATTCCTTTTTTCCAAGTCCATTGTTCTATTATTCCCTGGGCATTTTCAATAAGTACGTAACGCCCCTTTTCTCTTAAAGAAATAGGCACGGCTGTAAAAGCTTCTGGTAAACTTAAATAAGGACCGTGCAAACCGTCAACGCTTGCACTTGGGTTTACAATTTTTACAGGTTTTGATAAATTATGTGTATTCTCTGGCATAATTAATTACTTAAGGTTACGTTTAAAGTCGCTGCTAAGGGTTGCGCTGTCTGGAGGTTAAAAACGGTGTAATTTTGAGGGTTTCCGGCTGCATCATTTACCGTAATGGCTTGGCTTGTAAATTGCCCGGTTAAGGTTTCGTTATTACTGCTTACTACGCTTGCTAAGGTTGTGCCTTGCGGTACGATAATAGAGTTATTAACTTCACTTGCTAAGAAACTAAAAGAGTTAACGCTACTTTTAATTTTGGTTAATGCTCTCGCTTGTGCGGAATTAGTAGGAGTAGAAGCAACCGAACCGAAAAAGCTTCGTTGCGTTCCGGTAATTATTCTCGTTTGAGAAAAAATAGATCCGGCTTGTATTTGTCCGGTTGGATCATCTTCTCCTAAGTTATTTTGCTTTACAGGACCTTGTGCGTAGTTTACTAAAGCTTTAAATTCAACGTTACCTAATGGTACGACTAAGCTATCAACTGTAAAACCTGCGGCATTTGCAATTACATTTTCATCTTGTATAATTTCATAACCTGTTGCTGCTCCTGCATCATTTTGATTAAAATTAACTTGTAGGTTAATTTCTTCAATAGTAGTACCGTTTTCTACATCTTGACTAACATTTGTAATGCTTGCCGTTGGTGCTTCATATTCCGCAGGTTCTAAATGTAAAGCTGCGATTACTTTATTTTGCACAGGGTTAATACTCGTTAAACTCAAAGAGCTATCTACTTGAATATTTGAACCGTTATTTCTTACAGGACCTGCCATAATTTATGCTTTATAGATTAAGTAATAAGAAGAAGCTGCAATACCTGCTAACATAAAAAAACCAATAAGGCCAATAGCCATGGTGTTTTTTAAAAACTCCCCTTTCCATAAATCGGGTATTTTTTCTAGCATCGTTTTTTCTACTTCAACTTTAGTTACTTTACGATCTTTATTATTATCAAATGCAGGGTTTTGTTCTGCTATTTTTTGAATTAAATAAGAAGAGCTACCAAGTACATAATTATCTGGCTTACCTATAGCTGCCGGGTAAAAAGTAGCAAAATATAGATCTATAAAACTTTTGATTTTGTGTTTGTAAGGGCTGTAGTATTTCTCTACATAGTCTAATTGTTCTACTGCTGTCATTTGCGCTAATTGCGCTGTTGTAGTTCCTAAACCTTTTGCTGTAGAAGGCATAAACTGAATTAAACCTGTAGCACCTGAATAAGGATTTTTCTTAGAAGGACTAAAGCTTCTTGCACTTTCCCAATAAATTACAAGCATCAACCAATTAGGATTAATGCCTAAGTTTTTACTTACTTGCACAAGTTTTTCCAAAAATGCAGCTCTATAGCTGTTAGGTACTGATGTTTCGTGTATTAATGCCATTATAATTTTACTTTTACGGGTTTGTTTTTCGCATTTGCGGCTACAATTGCTACAAATGCCATTGCAGCAATCCAATATTTGAGGTTGCTCTTTTTTTTAGCAGTAATTTCTACCGTTTCAAGCTCATTTGCTCCAAGGGTAACGGAATCGGTTAAATCGAAAAAAGGCATTGTAGTACTTGCACCGCTTACGTGTGTAATTTCTACCCATGTCTCTTGATTACTAACTTCTACGTTTGCTACTCCTGCGCTGTTAGAAATAGTTTTTATGCCGTTCTCTGGCATTACGTGCGCTCCTGCTAACGGATTGCCTTCTGCATCTACTATTTTTATAGTCTTATTCATCTTTTCCAAGTTTTAAACGCAATTCTAAGCAGTCTAACCAACCATTTATTAGCCATTCAAACTCTTTTAGTGTTATTTGATCTTTAGCTAAAAGCTGTGTCCATTTTTTGAATTTAGCTTTAGAGTTTTCTATAATTTTAGGATTAGAAAACTTAGAAATAAACTCTGCTTCGAGAATTAAACACTCATCTTTTAACCTATCTTCAAATTCTAATTGAGATAATTCTCCAGATCTTTTTAATTCAAAAAGTAAACTCAAACGTGTTGGTTTATTTTCTGAAATTTGAGGTTCTCTATTGTGATCTAATGTAGTAGTGACATTTCCTAAGCTTGAAAAGCTTATCATTAAAAGGAAAATGATTGTAATTTTAGTAATCGTTTTCATAATTATAATTTTATTGTTCTTTTCCCATTTTTGAGATTAGTAAAAACCCTAAACCTGCTAAAGCTGCTTTTCCCCAATGCTTCTCTATGATTGTCATTTCTTTAGGTGCGGTGGTGGTTGCTACGGTGGTTGTGGCTGTGGTTACTTCGCTTGTTTCTTCTTGCATTTCTGCGGAAGCGGAAGAGCAAACTAACTGCTCAAATTTTCCGTTGCTTAATCTTATTTTTCCGCTAAGGAGACAAAAAGGAATTTCTAAAGTTTCAGCTCCAAAAGCCGAAATTTTAACGGTGGTTGTAGGGTTACTTGTTTCTATAACCAACTTTCCACTACAACCTGTAGTATAGGCGTTTTCGGTTTCAATAAAAACGTTTTCAATACCGTTGCCGTTTTGATCTACTATTAATATTTGTTTACGGTTTTCCATTATGATCCTACGATTAAATCTTTAGCTTCTGCGTAAAGCTCGTTAGTACTCCAAGGCTTATCTATGTAAACGTGAGTTTTACCGTCCCAGGCATCCTCTGTGAAGTAAATGATTTCTCCTATTTTTTCCCCTTTGTTGTAGATCTTGTAAAACTTGCGTTTATACCAAATGCCGTCCACTTCTTCTGCGTAATAAACCTCTGTACCGTCTTTTGCTGCGTAAACATCGCTACCCTTACTTAAGGTTTTAGCGGTGGTAACTACGTTAGGCATAATAGACTGTAAATGCACTAGATCGTCTCCGTCTAAAGAATACCTAAGCCATTGTAATAAGGTTAAATCTCCTCTAAGGATATAATAACGTTTTCCAAAAGCTTCACTCACTTTTACAAAATCATTATAGCTTAAGCCGTTAAGAGTGTTAAAAATAGTTTCTTCATCGGCTGCGTTCCAACTATCCCAACCAAAATAAGTGAAAGCAGTATAAAGAATTTCAGCTTTTTGCTTAGCTTCTGTTTCGGTTAACCCGGAAGGTGGAAAACGTGGATCTTCTTCAATTTTACCATGGTCGTCTCCTGCAAAAAACTTATCATAAATTAAGTAACCTAGCAAAGCTGCTGTAGATAAACCTAAAATGATTTTCCAATTGTTTTTAGCAAAATTAACCGCTTTACCGCCACTACTCGCAGCCGTTAAAGCTAAAGATCCTATTGCTAATGGATTTCCTAAACCTTCTTGATTTTTCATAATTATTTTCTTTTTACTCTACGTCTAACGGTGTGATATATAAATAGCGGTTCGCCTATCATATTCACGCCTATTTGAAACGGTATAACCTCTGTGTAATGGTGGTACATTTATCCAAGTTTTAAAAAGGATTTAAGCATAATGTACTTTGCACCGCTTAAATACTGTTTTGCCGTTGTGCTGTTTGCAATACGGTCTAATTTTTCTAAATGATCTGTACTTAATTTATTTTCTAAATTTTGTAAGATGTCTTTTCTCTTTTTCGCTTCTGCGGAAGTAGAACCGTTAATGTTAACTGTCTCCGTTGCCATTGTTTAATAAATTATTGAGTTGTTGTATAAATTCTTTGTCGCTCGATTTGTAAAGGATGCCTATTAAAGATTGAGCTTGTCCTTCACTTACCTTATCGGAAGAAATAAGGCTAATCAATTCACTTTTGTAACGCCCTAAATCTGGTGCGTTTAATGCAGGTTGTTGTCCTGCTCCGCCCCCTGCTTTTGCTGATGCTATGGCTTGGGCTACCATTGCAATAGTTTCTGGAGTAAGATTTTCCATTAACTTCTCTAAAGCTCCAGGCTTACCTTCTATACCTAAAGCATACTTCATGTTTTCACGGTCTAAACGCTTGTTTTCACTTTCTAAAGTTTCATTTTTACGCTTTAGCTCGATAACTTCATTTTTTAAATTATCGTGATTGTAAGCTTTAACAAACTGCTCCCCTGTTAAACCTTGCATTTGAGGGTTTCCCATTGCTGGAGTTGGTTGGTGGGTTGGTGCATAAGTGTTTTGGTGTGGTAGTGTGGCGGGTCCGTTATCGGATTGGCCGCCACTCTCTACAACACTCTCTGGGGTAGTACCTATTTCAAATTGTTTAGGTACAATATCTTCTCTTATGTTGGATGCACCTTGTTTTCTGGTGCGCTGAACTTGTATTTTTTTAACGCCTTTTTGCGCTAATTGCAAAAAATAATCTTCCCACTTAGAAAAAGCTTCTAAATCGGTTGCGGTTAGGTTTTTAGTAATTATTGAAGCCGTGGCTAAATTGACAATTTCTAAACCGTGCTTTGGGCTTTTCTTAAGCCAAGTGATTATTTCTATTAATTTCATAACTGTAAATTTTGAGAGTGTGAGTGATGTTTAGCAGTTTTTTTGTTCTCTATAAGTACCGTACACGCAAATAATTTTTTTAATATTATTTGGTTCTTCGGCTGCTAGAAAAGAAATATCTACCGTTCCAAAGGTTTTAGAGTTTACAAACCCTGCGTTAAATTGGCCGCCAGGCTTTACGGTAAAACCAAAAATCTTTACAGGAAAATTTCCCTCATTGTAAAACATTGGTTCTATTTTTCCGTCAAGGCTATACTGCGGATTATCGTTGTCGATTATATCTTTTGCAAGGTTGGTATCTCTTAACATGTTTGTCCTTCTTTAGAAATTTCAAAAACTACTTCAATAGTTGCTTTTGCTGTTAAACTTGCTGTAGTAATAGCTCTTAAAGTAAGCTCTGAACCTCCTTTATAACTACCTAGATCTATGGCTCTTTGTCTAAATGAACCATTATTGCCATTGTACCATGCAACATTCATTGCATCGTGAATGGTTGTGCCGTTTTCTTCTAATTGAAGCCTAACGAGTTTATCTGTATCGCCACCTGCTTTTGTAGCACCAACGTAAACATTTTGCCCGGCAGGAATAGTAATTTTAGATTGCCCTTCGTTAGAACCTGCATTAACTACTACCAACTGCGTTTTATATTCTGGTTTTTGCATCTTGAAAAGATTAATGAGTTAAAAAAGCCTTGCCAAGTGTTTGACAAGGCTTTTTAATAAATTGATTGGTAAGTGGTATGGTTTAGTTGCTCGATCTACGAGTTACGTAACCGATTAGCTTAAATTCCGCTAAAAGCTCATTTCCTGCACTAGCTGCATCTGCCATAGATGTTCCAGAAGGAAAAGTGATTTCAAAATCAATAGCTTCATCATCACGTAATACGTGTGGAGATCCTAAGTTTAACACTTTTTCTCCTGGAGATTGTGGATCTGCTTTTGCGTAAAAGTCAGAAACTGGTCTTTCCATTATAACATTACCTAACTGCTTTATAGAAAGTACTGCATTTTGTAAGGCAGCAGGAAAAGCTGTTTCAAACTTTACATCACCCATTTTTGAAGCTGATCCAACACCGTGAGCAATAGCTACAGTATCAAAAATAAAAGCTTCGTTTTTAGGTAATTTGTTGTCACTAATTGTCGAAACTCCATCAACTTTCTTAGTGTTTTCGTCTAAGATTTTGTTTCTTCCTCCTAAAGAAGAAATATCTTTTTTCACAAAGTGAGTGTGTCCTACAACTCTAATTGCTCCATTTGAAGCTAAAGAGTTTAAATCTCCGCTAAATCTTCTTTCACCTGCTAAGCTTTTAGCTAAATTAGTGGCTGCATTGTGGTTTCTAATAGATTGTTCCATTTTTTGATTGATGATTTTTAATGAATATTTTTTTTATGATGATAGGTTGATGAAACCTAGATTTTTTAAAGAGGTGTTCTCCCCATATTTTTAAAGTGCGTTTGTAGAAATAACTACCGCATCTGTATCTACCGTTTCATTAGCTACAGGAAAATTGAACGTTGGTACTGCGTTAAAAGTTTCTCCTAATAATGCCATGTTGTTGTCGCTAGGACAAGCTAAACCCATTGCCCCCTCGAATGCACGATCTGCAATACCTGGGTTTTCTTTTGGTGTGTAATCTTTAGCGAAAACTTCTCGCATAAGATTAACTCCTTGTTTTACAGAAGCACCTAAAGCCATAGACTTTAAAGCCGTTCCTGTTGTGCTTTTGTCTTTTTGCAACCCGGCTGCACCCATAAGGCCACCTCCTGCAATACCTACTTTAGCGATTTGTTTTTGATCTGAAGGAACGACATTTACAATCGCATCACTTGCTACAACTCCAACTGCTAAAGAGCCTAAGACTACTACGCTAGTCAATAGCGCATCTTGTGTTAAACTGAACTTCATACTTAAATTGATTTAAAAATTAATTGATTACTTTTTCTTTTTGTTTCCGAAAGCTAAAAGAGCTATGATAGTACCTAAGCCAAGCGTAGGTATTAAGTAGTTATTCTTTTTACTTTCTGTATTAGAGGTTGTAGTAGTAGGGGTGTTATTTATGGTTTGATTTACCGGTACTTCTTCATCACTATTTTGATTTTGGTTAGTTTCCGTTGTCATTGTTGTTGGTGTACTAGGATTAATTGGAGGTGTGGTAAAATCTTGTTTTGTATTACCAACCGTTTTAACCGTTCCATTGATTTTTGTAGGATTGGAAGTTGTAAAACTGTTACCGCTATTGTTTTGCGTACCTTTTTTAACCACTTCTTTAAAAATTTCTAGTTGAGACTTAAAATCTTTAGTAGGATCGAAATTAAAATTGGTAGGGTAAGTAGTTTCGTGATTTTTAGCATTAAAATCTAAAACTTGAACTTTAACTATGTAGCCTAAATCATCTAAAGCTTTTTTGTAAGAAGTTTTTAGACCTTCTAAAAATAAAGCTACAACAGCTTCTTTTGTTTTAGCTTCATCTGTATTTACGTTAGTATCTACTGTAAATCTACCTGCCACTCCTCCGCCTAAAAAACCTTCTTGTATTTGGTAATAAACCCTTACCGCTTCAAGATCTTTAATTACAGCGTTTAGTTTCTCTCTATATGCAGAAGAAACAAAATAAGTGCTATCTTCTGAACCTTTTAAGCTTTTAGTTTTATTAACAAACCAAGGCTTAAAGCTCCTATCAATCCAATTTTCTAAAGCTTTTTGTTTTTGTTCATCAGTAACAGGCCTTCCTAATCCGCCTGGTGCAGGTGGCCAAATTTGATCTATACCTTTCCATAATACAGGAGATAAGACCGCACCGAAAGGACCGCCTAAACCACCTGCTATAGTAGTAGCTAAGCCTTTTAATAAACTTCTACCTAAGTCTCTCAAAGAGAAATCTCCAAAAATACCCCCTAAAAACTTACCTAAACCTTGTGTATATTCTGCACTCATATTATTTTGTTTTAGGAGTTGATTTTTTATTTTTTGCTAATTGTTTTTTTAGGGTAGGCCATAATAGAATTAAAGCTCCTGCTGCAATACCTACACTAGCTGTAGATAAATTGGTGGACGTAGAAGATGTTTTTTTATCTGTTACTTTCTTTACCTGTCCTGGTTCGTAAGTAGTAGATCCATAACCCGGAGAACCTTCTGAAAAAGAATTACCTCCTGTAACTACGTCCTTAATAGTATCGAAAATACTTCCGGCGTTATTATTAGAGCTTCCTGTATCGTTAGAAGGAGGATCTACAGGAGGTAAGACATTTGAACCTCCTACAATTTTCTTTATAGGAATTGGACGTTTTACCCAATAATTTGTGTTTCCACGATTAAAACCATAATAACCCCCAGAAGTAAAGGGTAATTTCACACCCCCCGTAGTTACTTTATAAGCGTTGTTAGATTGTAATTGAGGTAAGTTATTAGCAGGTAAAAGTTGACCGCCTAAAGCTGAAATTTTTTGAGATAATTGTTGAATTACCTTGTCTCTAAATTCCGTCATTTTTTCATCCAACAACTTAAAACCTTCTTTAGAACAGCTAGAACTCATACTTTGTCGCTTATCATCGGCAATATGAGCGTACATGGTAGCCATTTCAATAAAACGGTTGAGATCGTTAATTGTAGGATTAGATTTTGTTAAACCAGAAGCTTTTAAAATTCCGTTAGATCCTAAATCTTTTTGTAAAAACTCTTTTGCTTTCTTTGGGCTATTGCTTGAACCCCAACAGGATAAGTTAAAACCATTTGAAAGAATAGCTCCAAATGTAGAATTAAACCAACCACTATCTGAAACAGAACTATAAACGTCTCCAAAATCTATATTGGTTTCATCCCCTCTTAAACCTGTTACAGGTAAAAGAAAAAGCTTACCAGGCTCGTTTTTTGAAGGCTGAATATTTGTGCCTTTTTCACTTGGGTAAATTAATATTTGATCCTTAGAATAGCCTTGAAGCATTAATTCTTCTAAGTAAGAGTACATCTTATTAATCGTTGAACTTGAATAACCTACAGCCTTAAAGAAACTCGTAAGCTTCTCTAAACTTTGTTTTTCTGCTTCCGTTAGCAATTGTTTTCCGCTTGAAGGTGCATTTAACCCAACGTATTGATGTTTTTGTATCATTTTATCTTTTTTATCTATAAATCCTACTTCAATGTTAGAGTGTCTTGTAGCATCAATTACTAGATAATCATTTTCATTTTCTAAGTCTTTAAGAGTTGGTTTGTCTTGATTTTTAGGAACTACCACGTAAACGTGTGTCCATAAATCGCTATTTGCTCCGGGCTGCTTAACTTGTCTTATCGCTGCCGATACTCCTAATTGTTGAAGCATTGCCATTGCAAAAATGGTATAGCTTTTACAGTCTAAACCTTGCTTTCTTTGTTGCCAAGCACAAGCAGGAGATCTTAATTGTTGTAAAGCTGCATCTGCGGTGTATTGCAAATGGTTATACTCGAATTTGTAAATATCTTGTGCAAGGTTAAATAGCGTGTTAGAGCGTAACGCTCCTTCTCTTTTTAATACATCTACTAATTTTTTAACCTGCCACGAGTATTTTTCTACCCATTGCGCCATAAAATCTACTCCCTCTATAGTGTCATTGCTTCCATTACCTAAATTGGTAGTTTGGCAAGAAACTTTAGGAAAAAGCTTATTGTATTTAGATCCTGGCTTTAAATTTCTTTTGAGAGGTGCTGAAATTAGATCTGTATTCATTGTAACCTAGTTTTGTAAATGAACTTAGGTACAAAGTTAGAGTTAAAGCATTTTGCATCAGACTTTTAGCGTCTTAACTACACGCATTACGCTTTATTACGTCTTTAAGCATAACGTGTATGTATATAAAAAAAGCGTTACGCTATGAGCGTAACGCTTTTTAGAAGTGTTTTTAAATATTTACAAATGGTAATTGTTGCCTTATTCGTAGTTCTAACAAATATTTTTTGCCTTTGCGCTCGAATTTAATTCTTACTCAGACGTTAGCAAGTTTACGGTTAATGGCTTTTGCAAAGCCAGTTTGCCAACGCTATCAAAAATACTTGCAAGAACACCGTATATAAGTAATAAAAAAGGGGCGCTTACTCAGACGCTTTCAATGCTCTCTGTAAATATTTATGAAAACCTACAAGCCAATTATATTCATTAGATTGTTTTTCGGCTATAAAATGCCAAGGTTCGCTTTTAAAAACACCTTCAATAATATCTTTAAATTCCCTTTCTTCTTTATAATCTAAATCATAACACATTAAATTATCTGGTAAATCAATCATTCTCGCTACAAACTCGTTATTAGAAGAAACATATTCAAGTTTTTTTATAGCTTCTCTCATTTCTTTTTGAGCAGACATAAATTTATAACGAGGCAATTCATAAGACAATTCTTCTCTTATATGTTTACGTACATTTTTAGTACTGCCTTTTGCATCAAAAACATAACTGTTACTAGACAATTTACCTGCAAAATAATCTCCATTTATTCTCAAAAGAAAGTCCTTTAAATCGCTCCCCATTGATCCCCAGTAAAAAGTAAAAGCACCGTAATTAAAACTTGATATAGTTACCTTTCCTTTTCCTGTTTCGTAATCTTCTAAGAAAACATCTGCATCTTTTATTTTTAGCTTTCTTAATTTTGGTTCAATCTCTACTGTATTCATAATTAAATTTTTATTTGGTTAATGGTTTATTTGCCGTTTGCAACGGCAGCCCCTTTTTTACTACTCATATACTTATTCGTTATCGCACAATTATAAAAAATGTCCTCGCTAATTAAGATTTAATTTCTTTTACATTTGCAACTGGTAATTGTTACGCTCCAAGTTCCTGAGAATCTTGGTTCAATTTTACATCCTCTAGATAGCCAATTTCCAAGTAAACTACCTGTATCTTTTGGTGTTGTTCTATCAACATCAATAACTCCTATTATTTCATCACACTGGCAAGTAGCCACAAATCCTGTTGGTTTTTTCATATCTAGTTTATTAATTTATTAATCAAATTTTCCATACTTTCTGGCTATGCTTCGCATTATGCCTTCGCTTATTTTTTTATAACAGCTCAAAAACTAAATTTCACAGCATCTAACTACTCTTAAAAGGCTTGGGCTGTAATAATGACCTTTACCCTCACATAAAAGACAGTGCTTCATTTTAGTTTTTTCGGGCTTCGCCTGCATAACATTGTTTATAGATAATGCTTCCTCCGTTGCTTCTATTGTAGCCTGTATTAGTTCGGCATTTTCTTGTAAATATTTAGACGTAAATTCATTCAGTAATTTTACTGTAATTTCTGTGTGATCTATTTTCATTTTATCAAATTTTAGTTATTAATTCCGCACTATCCATAAACTTATTCGTTATCGCACAATTGCCAAAAAGCCACCGACTTAAAAATAAAGAAGTAGACCACGCAAGCAGGGCGTAATCCAGCCGCTATTTTTTTGGCAACAGTAAAAAATATGGCAGCGTTTCAAATTCATAATTTTGTTTTGTCTGCTTTATTCCTTTCATAACCGAATAACGGTTTTATTTTTGTTCAATATTTTTTCCCCTTCGGGTACATAACAACGTTTATAACAAATTGCGAGTATTTTCTTAATCGATGTTTAGGCGTATTTGCAATAATTAAATATTTTTTTGCCTACGCTTTTTTAATCAACTGGGATGTAACCGTATTCAGGAGAAAAGATTTCTAAATCACAAACCTCCCTTTTTTCTTTATCTATAAATCCGTATAAATTATCCATATCCCAATCAACTATATGATATACTTCCTCTTTTTCTAAATCAAAATCAGGATCATCTTTTGATACTAAAGATTTTAGCTTTTTAGGCATTTCATCCTTTGTTCTTTTTTCCCACCAGTTTAATTTTCTAAATAAGTGAGGAAAGTCAGAAATACTCCATATAGGCTTTTCTGTTTCATCATCATTGGGATATTTAGACCAATTTCTATCTAAAATAGTTCCTATTTGTCCGTAATGGTTTCCAGGGAAGTCTGCAATCAATTCAAATCTAGGTCTTAATAATTCTTTTGCGTTCATAATCTGTTAGTTTTGCTGCGCAATTTGCCTGCGCTATTAAAAAAATATTTAATTATTTAAGATTCCGTGTTAATCGGAAAATTTAAGTTCTCTTGGCGCAACTTGCCATAAACAAATCCGTTACCTCACAATTTTAAAATGCCCAAGCTCGAAAGATAAACAAAAGCAGCACGTATATCAGCACGCATTGCCTTTGCGCTATTATTTTAAACCAGTGGGTAACAACGTATAAATTAAATTATAGCTACTTGCATTAAATAGTCAGTAGGCTATAAAATTAAAATTAATTAATTCTTATCTCATATTTTTCCCAGCTATCATCTTCACTTAACATTCCATTAGTATGGTGTAGTTTAAGTCCTTTTTCTATGGCAGCTTCTAAAAAAATACCTAATAACTTTTCTTGCAACTCCTTAGATTTGTCATAGTGTTTTATTGATATACAAGGTTTTCCGTTAGTGTCTAAATCTAAGTCAATTATTACTTTCATAATTTTTAATTTTTAAAATGTTAATTTACTTTTATTATCTTTTTTACTTAATTCCTATAACTTACTTTATACGCAATCCGTTACCAAAAATAAAACCTGCCTTTGCGCTCGACTTAAAATTTAATAGCAGAGCGCAATAAGACTGGTTAAGATTGCTTACGCTAATTTTACTCTACTAAATCGTAAGTATTGTCAAATATCTCCTTTCTAACAGGCCAACTATCTTTCGTTTCTGGATCAGTTAATATCCAATCTCCGGGATTTATATTTACTTTTCCGTTTGCAGTTTCAAACATAAATTTATCATCCCCATAACCTGGTATTTTAGAAAATTGGTACAAATCTCCTATTTGCCTATAATCAGGAGGATTTACATTATTTCCTTTTCTATCAACTAACATAGAAGAATCGTGCCTTTCATCTGTTGGTGGCCACCATTGTTTTGCTTCTACTTCTCTTGGTTTTTTGATTGCTTTAATCATCTTTATAAAATTTAAAATTAATACTCAATATTTTGCCCTTCGGGACTTTGCCTACGCTATCGGTTTTACTTTAGGTAACAACGTATAACAAACATAGGCTGCTTGCTGGCTCGATAATTCAATTTACTTTCTTCCTAATTTTCCTGCGGAAAATAACGCTTGTGCTTTCCCTTACGTTGGTTATACAAATCCGTTAGCAAAGCATCAAAACGCTTTCTAACATTTTATTTTAAACCATTGCGTTACGCTATTTGCGTGTTAATTAATCTTTCTCCTATAGCTTTAACCACTACGGTACTAACGGCATTACCACACATTTTATAGCGTTGGGTTTTGCTTATTTCTTTTATTGTGCCGTCATAGTTGCCGTACTTGGTCCAATTGTCATAAAAACCTTGTAAGCGTTCACACTCAATTTCGGTTAACCGTCTTATTTGATTTTTTGATGAAATTACAGGCTGTCCGCTTCCGTCTTGTCTAGCTCTTGCAGGTATTGTAGGGCATAAATTATCTTTCATTTTGCGAAAACCTTTACCGTCTTTATGAGTTCTATTTGTACCGATCATAACGCCATGTTGATCTTGGCAGCTTAGCGTAAAACTTGGATCTCCGTTTTCTTTAAACCTTCTACCGTTTTGTCTTTTCTCTTTACGGTTGGGGGTAAGTACAGGTATAACGGTCATATCGCTATGTAAACCGCCACTATTACCACCTGCGGTTAATGTTCCTGCTTTTTTAGGTATTATAAAAGTATCATCTGCTTTTAATGTTCCCGAAGATTTTAAGCACGTACTAATCTCGGTTTGTGTCCGTCCTTTTTTTGATTGGTTCGTTTGGTTAAATAATCTGTCATTTTCTGTGATAGGAAATACTCCGGGGGTACTTCTTCCTGCAAGATGTCCGATAAGGTAAATGCGCTCTCTATTTTGGGGTAAAAACCAACTTGTATTAAGCAATTGCCATTCAAGTCTATAGTTCCCAATGTTGGTAAAGGCGTTGAGAATTGCCCAAAAGTCTGCGCCATGGTTACTGCTGAATGTTCCTTTAACATTTTCCCAGATATAAAAATTTGGTTTAATTTCAAGAATAAGCCGCATTGCTTCCATGATAAGGCTACTTCTTTGCCCTTGCATCCCTTGTCGTTTTCCAGCCAAACTAAAATCTTGGCAAGGACTACCAAAAGTGATAACGATTTTTTCGTTTGGGTGTTTTCTGCGGATTTCGTTTCCGCAAACAGTTGTAATTGATCCAATGTATTCTGCATCTTTAAAATTGTTTTTGTAATTAGCGATTGCGTGTTTATCTATTTCAGAAAAATAATGCTTGGTTATGGTAAACCCTGCTTCTTCTAAACCAAAAGGAAAACCGCCAATACCGCTAAAAAGATCTATTAATATTATTTTCATTTTCTAATTTATTAAAGTCCATACGTAAGCTTCGTTTTGCGTTACGCAAAAAGCGTTGTGATGCTTCCATACGTTTTTTGATTTTCGGTTATATAGCTCGTTGTATTTAGCTTCTAGCAGCTTTTTTTCTTTAGGTATTACTTTTTCAAAAACCACTTTATTGTTTTTGAAGATTAAAACCCTTTGCGCTTCTGGTTCTTGCCAAACGATAAGATTTTCTTTTTCTAAAATTATAGGGAGCGTTACGCTCTCTTTAATTTCGGTAATAGATTTTGATAGGTAATTTTGCGCCATTAAAGAAGGAGCAAATAATAATAGAGCAATTTGTAGTATTGTTTTCATTTTAAAAGTATTTATACGCTATGAGCGTTGTTTTTCTAATCTGCTAGTCATATCTAAGCGATCTACCCACGTATCGCCTTCTTTAAAAAAATTACAGTACCCAGGTGGCACGCCTACAATCGAAATAAATTCGCACCATTCATTATTGCTAAGTGCTTTATCTCTATGATTTTGCATTACAAATTTGTAAACACGCCTACGTTTTTCTAAAGAAACGTGGCCTTGGTACATTTCTGAAATTTGAAATTTTGAAACTGAATAAGGTAATATCTTAAGGTCTGGTTTTTGCATCACTACATTTTATTAAGTTAGATTGAGCGTATTGTAGTAGTGGAGCTTTAAGTTTATCTTAGGTTAAATCTTAATTTTTTGCGTAACGCTTGGGTAAAATGGTTGCGTTTTCTTTTTAGCTTAAAATAATTAAGTTCTATTTTATCGAGCTTACATCTAAGTTTGTATTTATTTTTAGAGCCTATCTTAAAAACGTGATTATCTAATTTTAAGGTAGTTAAGTAATACCCTTGTTTGTTATTCTCGTACTTTTCTACGTGATACTTTGAGTCTTGTTTTAAATGTTCTAAAAATTCTGAAACTTTAACTTGGGTATAAAACCACTCGATAATGTAATACGCTATAGCCAATAGCGTAATACAAATAACAAAGCCAGGTAATAAATTGTAATTGGTTTCCATTGGTTTAAATTTTAACTGATTAATCCTTTATTTTTATAGTAGTTATAGAGTTTTAATGCACTCTCATATTCTGCTTTTTCTTCTTCTCCTTGACGGATTTTTTTATCTGAAATTTTTAAAATTTTATCTTCATCACAAAAGAGAAGTTTACCCGATAAAACCAACACTTCAAACCCTAGTTTTTCTAAAGATTCTCTTGCTTGTTTTTGATCTTCTGGAGGTCTGAAAATGTGGTTATACATGGCGTTACAGTATTAGCGTTATAGCTATAGCTCAATTTCTAGGTTAACCTCTTTTTCTGGAGTTAAATTAAATTTGTCTAACTTGTATTTAAGCTCTAAAAACAGAGATTCTAAACTAACATCTACACGGCTTCTAAAAGGATCACTAGCGTAAATTGTAAAATTGCTTTCTTCATTATTTTTCAAGCGGTAGAAAACGGTTAATTCTAATTCGTTTTTTTCTTCTTTTACAAAACCTATTGATTGATGTAATTTTATTTGCCTAACTTTTAAACCTTTTACGGTACTTTCAGCTAGTTCTTTAGCTGCGGTAATCACTTCTTTTGTGGTCTTGATTTCTTTAATGTTTAAACTTTTCATTGCGTTACGGTATTTGTGTTAATTATTAAAGTTCTATAGCGTTAAATCTTCTTTTTATACTTTCTCCCAAATCATTAAATTGCTCCAAGCTTAGTATATTTGTATTGATGATAATTGCAGGTTTAATGTAAAAAGGACTTTCTCCTCTTTTATTTACTAAAAGGCCTTTACCGTCATAGTAGTAATCACTTAAAAAATTAAATAGTTGATCTAAGCTTAAAATAAAATCATCTATAACTATTATTTTTGTGTCTTTAGTAGCTGCCTGTAAAGCACAAGGGATATTAAAGTTGTGAGGTACAAAACCGTTTATATACATTATTTCCTCGTTGGTAAAAGTTCTTGCTATTATATCGCATAAAAGACTTTTACCGGTATAAGGTTTACCTAATATTAAAAGGGGTTTTCGGTTGATTAAATTTTGTTCTATGCTAAATTTGAATGCTAAATTTTCTTTTAAATCGTTCATGGTGTTACGGTATTTGTGTTAATTATTATTATTTAAAATGGCATATCATCATCATCTTGGGCGGCATCTGCAATTTTTTGAATATTATCTTTTATGATGCGTGCCTGTGCTGGGGATTTTAGAAATAAAATTTCTTGGGTTGTTCCTTCTATGCTTTTTCTTATAGAAACGGCTCCGGTCTTACTTACTGTAGTAGTGTAATCTTTACTTGGAGGGCAATAAATAAAGCCGTGGTATTTGCACCACTCTTGCAGCTTCTTCTTAAAAAAGTGAGAGGATAAAGTTTTCTTTAGCTTAGAATTACAATCTTCGTTAGCGGTTGTTTTTATAATAAAGTCGTTAATGCGTTCTTCGTGAATAAAATAACCGTCTGCCCACTCTTTAAAATCTGTACCTATGGTTTGTAGAGCGTTACGCTTTTCTACGTTATCATTAGGAGCTTCAATTTTAGTAGTGGTATTTAAAAAGAATTGTATAGCTTCAAAAGCAAGGTTGAAATAGTCGTTATCTTCTTCTTTAGTAAATTCCGTAAAGAGGTTTTTTTCAAAATCATCATTAGGGCTATAATCTTCATAGTTATTATCACTTTTTTTATGGTAATAATCTGAAAATGGTACAATTAAAAGCCTTCTTAGTGTGCTATCATCTGGAGAGTATAAACCAAAATTAGAAGTAAAGGCTATTTTTGGGCTTTCGTGAAAAAGCAGGTTAAAAGCTTTAGTTCCTTTAGGGTTTACAACAAACTCCCCTGTAATATTTGCGTAAACAGAGCGAAACGGAAAACGGCTGTCTAAATCATCAAAAACAACATAGTTGGTAGTAGCATCTACACCGTCAAAAAGAAAGTCACTTTCTATTAACTTTTTGTTACCACCGTTAATATACTTGTAGTTTCTAACGATGTATTTAACGGCCTTATCAAACATAATAGATTTACCGCTACCTCCGTTACTTTCGCCAATTTCACTAACTCGGTTATCCATAGCGAAAACCGCCCAAGCTTTATCATCTAATTTCTTTTCGTGAAGCAAATAACCCCAAGCGAAAATTTTATTAATTAAGCTTAATTTTTGTTCGGCTATTTGTGCCGGAGTAAGTCCTTTTTCAGTTAAATTAAACTTGTTTTCTTTACGGTATGCGTTACGCTTTTTTAGAACTTCTTTAATTTGTTTACTTTCTTCTTCTGGCTCTAAATCGTTTTCTTTAATTGCGTTAATTTGCGTATCGTAAGGATCATTACCACAAACTCGCCAATGTATGCGGCTAGTATTGATTAGGTAATTAAGAAAATGATTGTCTTTTGCATAAATATCTATATCCCATGCGCCTTGTTGATTTTTAAAAATTTTAAAGCTTTTATTCTTATCAAGCGTTATATGGTGGGGAATTATGGCATCTTTCCAAACATTGTTAGTGTTATATTTATAGCTATGTTTAGTAATTGCATCTTTACCTACCGTAATTACTTCATTTTCAAAAAATAAACGTTGAAAATTTCTCTCACTATTAATGAAAGTAGGTTTAATCTTACCTAATTTACTTAGTCGCTTATCGCTAATTTGAGGGCTTCTATGTATAGCGTTGCGTAACGCAATAGGTAAAAGTTTCTTTTGTGCAAACTGTAAAGGAAAATTAACTATTTGGTGCGGTTTTATACGCTCAAAAACGCCATTTTCTACGCGGATAAACTCGTAATCATCTTTAGCGTTTTCATCTTCGTAAAGGTAAAAGCCATTGTAATTTAAAAATTTAACCAAGGCTTCGTTATTAATATCATAGCCCTTTACTTTGCCGTCTTTTGTCTTTTTTTCTTCCCAAAAACGAGCAGGTAAAGCGGTATAAACTAAGCTTGTAAATTGTTTTTTTACAAAGTCTGGATCTTCTTCTTTATAGCTAAATTTTGTAAAATCGGTTACATCTTTACCCTTTTTGGCTTTTATCCAATTAGGCAACCATATAATTTTTATATGAATAAATGATAATGCTAGTTTTATGGTTTCTTTTACGCCTGTAAGGTCTAAATCTCCGCAGTAACAAACATTTTCGGCTATTGCTAATAGTCGCTTAAAAGTTTTATCGTCTAGTTTTGCCGTTTCGCTATTTAGCCAAATAACAGGGTAGCCCAAAGAAGAAATATTTAAACCGTCACGATCTCCACCTGCTATAATTACATTTTTAAACTTTTCGTAAGTTTCCTTTTCATCGTCATAGTGATTAAACTTCCATTCATCATGGTAATAATCTATTAAGCTATCTAAACCAAAAACATAATTATCTGGCTTTTTACCTGCGTAAGAAAAGCGTACATCTACCTTAGTGGTTTTTCCGTTTTTATCGGTTTTAGTGTATTTTCCAAAAGGTTGATAAATCTTTTGCCAAGTACCATAATCATAGATAAGTATAGGGTAATCTTCCGTGGCAACGGTAACAAGTTGTTTTTTGCAAGTACCGTGTTTTGCGTGGTTGGTGTATTGTTTAATTTTCGTAACGCTCTTTGCGCTACGGATCTTAAATATTTCAATTTCATTTTCTCCAACTAAAGGACCTAATACAGCTAATTCTTTAGCAGAAACTTCTTTATTATACTCTATATAAGTTTCTCCTACTTTTTGATCTGGAGTAGCATCTTTAAACTCAAAATCTCCCTTTTTAACAGTATAACCTTTTAATGTAAGGCCTAAGCTTTCAGCAATCCATTTACAGGCTTCGCCAAAGTTCTTACCGTGTTCCTCCATTACAAGTGAAAAGCAAGTATAGGTATCGCCTGTTTTAAAAGACTTAACCACTACGCAATCGCTACCCAACGTATTAGGCACAATTATAAAACTAGGCGTTTCTTCTACACAAAAACCAACGTTAAAGTGTGTAGGCTTTTTCTCACTACCGCCACTAAATAACTTTTCATTAGGGTAAAGGTGTTTAATAACCTCTAGGCCGCCATTGGTTTGTTTTAGGATCTCGTTTTTATCGTAAATAAATTCGCTCATTTATTACGCATTTACCGTTACAGGAGAAACAACCTCTAATTCTCTAGGAGAAAAAGCATTTACTAAAGCCGTAATAGCCTTAATTTTTTGGAAGTAGTATTTTCTTAATAATTTAGCGTTTGCAGGTTTAGTGTTCTCTAAGTATGGTAAACCGTTAATATTAGCGTGGCATCTAATTAATTTTGCATATAAAGCAAAATATCTCTCTCCTAAATAAGTAGGCACTTCTATAAAAATAGCGTTACGCTCCTGCTCAATAGTAAGGTAAGGTTTTGCAAAAGTTCCTATTATCATTTGAGGATAATCTACGCTTGTAAGCGTGTTATTAGGTAGTTGTATTTGCTGTAACGGACTATTTATTTTATTAAAAACAGTAGGCGTTATTTTATTAGGCAATACAGGATAAGCGCAAATAGTAGTAGGATTTTCAACATTTTTATTAATGTTGAATTTTAGAAAGTTTGAAGCTTCAAAATAATCTAACGTACCTTTTACCATATTTTTTTGGTTTTTGATAACGTTGTAAAAAATGCTGTCTAAAGCTCTACTGCTTTCTGAAATAAGATAGATTGATTTTTTCATGGTGTGGTGGTTTTTATGCGTTGGCTATTGCTCTTAATTTTTCAAGGCGTATTTGCTTAGCTTTAAGTTGATCTCTTAACTCAAAAATTGCTAACTCAATGTCTATGTTTTCTGTTATGCCGTTAAAAACTTGTCTTACAGATGAAGGAGAGTAAGAATTACCTATTTTATTGGTAATCCCTTTATCATTGAGGATTGAAATAACACCAGAAGTGTAATTTTTTCCTAAAATTTTAGATAATTCTGCGTTTTCTTTTGGACTTATCATATATTGAAGCGTTAATTATTATAAATGTTAAAATAAAAGCGTTATGCTAACGGTTGCAATGTTTTAAATAACGCTTTTACGAAACTTACTAACGCAAATGTATTATATTTTTGCGATTTTAAATGTTAAAATCGCAAAAATATTACATTTACGTATTTAATTGTATGGAAATCAAAAGATTAAGAAAGAAATTAAATTTAACGCAGGTTGAATTTGGTAAGATTATTAATAAATCTCACGCTACTATACGAAAGTATGAGAGTGGAGAAATTGAGGTGCCGGGTAACATAAAAGAGCTTTTAAGATTAAAATATCCCCAACATTTTAGCACAGAAAAATTACAGGTTACAGTATTAGAACCTGGGGAGAATTACACTAATTTTAAAAAAGAATTACATCATAAAACTTTAGAAGTAGAACGTTTACTAGAGCGTAACGCTGAATTAATGAAAATTAACGGTTTACAAGCTCGAAATATTGAGCTACTCGAAGAACAAATACAGCTCTACAAAGACAGGCTAAAAAACTATGAAGGTAAAACGGCCAGTTAAAAGTAGTTTGGAAATCCCCTTAACATAAGTAATATATCATTAACTTTATATACAAAATAGCGTTATAGAGCGTAACGCTACATATTTTACTAACTAACAATTATTTACAATGAAGAAATTATTACTATTATTTTTAGGTTTTACTTGTCAGTTTTCTTTTTCTCAAAATACAGTTACCTATACCGATATTACAGAAGAAATCGCAGCTAAAAAAATAGATGACGGTTTAGATTATAACAAAGTAGAAATTTTACCTAACAAATTTATTTCGTTAAATGATACTTTAGTAATGGGTTATAAAGACGGTATCAACTCCAATTGTAATAATTACGAATTTATAAAAGCAGGAAAAAAAGGAGCAGGAATTATAAAGTATATTCCTTTATCTGGTAAAGATCATAGCGACGAAATTATATACCATACACCTGGTAGAAAAGTAATTGTTGAAGAAATAAATATTAAATATAATAAACGACCAAAAAAAGAAGAAGATTATATTGATGTAGCTTTTCTACTTAAGGAGATTAACGGTAAAGAGTTTAGAACTTGGAGCTACATTAGAGCGTATCGCAAAGCCTTTTTAATTAATGAGGTAATTAGCACAAAACACGGTAGAATTGAAAGTAACTTATCTTCTTACGAAATCGATGAAAGATTAGAAAAACTTAATCAGTTAAAAGAGGATCAAGCCATTTCTAACGAAATGTATGAAGCTAAAGCTGCTGAACTCAATAAATAGCGTTACACTATAATCGTTAAAGACAGGGGTAAAACCCTGTTTTTTTAGTGCTAAACTCTATTTTTATAATTTTGTAATAATTTGTAATATTTTTGTAAGAGTTTAAAAGCTTTATTTTCAGTAAGTTATAAGGTTAATTATAAAATTATAAATATTTATAAGAAATAGAATTAATTTATTTTAATAAATAAATATATAAAAGGAGTTTCGTGTATTTTTTGCCTATAAGAGCGTAACGCTTATTAACTCAATTAACCCGAAATTTACGTGCTTCATTATATAATTACATTTTTTGATAATTTCTATAAATGGGGGTTTGGGGATTTGGGGAAATCTCGCTTTATTAATTATTAAGAAAGAATGATTAGGAAAATCCTACGGATTTAGATTTTTCATTATTGCTAACGCAATAAAAATATTAGGAAGTATTTGTTTACTCCCTGCGGTCGTAAGTAGCTTAAATCCTCTAAAAATAAGCATTTAACCCGGGTAAAAAATGGGTAAAAGTGATAGTTATAGTTAAAGTTAACTAAATGATAATTAATTAATTACTGATTAAATTAATTGTAAAAACAAGGTTTTTAAATCCAGTTCCCGCTACTAAAATTAAAACCTTTGCAAACGCAAAGGTTTTTTTGTTTTATAGGGTCTTGTCGAGTTAGTGAGGTTTAATTATAAAGAAAAGTCTACGCTTTGCTATTGCCAACTTGTTTTTGAGTTTTATAATTAAAAGATGTTTTACTTAAATAATAAAAGAATCCACTTATATTAAAACCATATAATGAACTCATCAGGTTTATATGTTACCATAGTAATTCAAAATTATTGTCTTCTCTTCTTTATAAGTGAGATACTATACCCTTAAAAGCAATAAGCTTGCCTTTTGTAGCGTTTTTAGTCTAATAATAGAGTAGGAGCGTTTTAAAATAAAACAAGCTATTATTCGAGGTATAATAGCTTGTCTTGAAATTATGTTTCTGTAATTCTATTTTTGCTGTTCGTATTCTGCATCCCAATCGGTACCATCGTCTCCTTTTTGACCATCTAATTTTATTAAGAAATTTTTAGCAGGGAAATATGGTTTCATATGTATATCGAGATAAATTCTATCTTTTTGATTTGGGTCTTGTTCAAAACGTTTAATAGAGAAATCTTCAATCAGTTTATCAGGACCTGAGATATTATCTAAAAACTTAACAATTTGACTCATTAGCTCCTTACGAGTTCTAGCATTAAAATTTTCGAAAGCTCTTCGGTTTAAGAAATCCATTAGTACTTTAGCGACATAGTCGAATACACGAACCACTGAATAAGTTTGAAGCCCCAAATTATCCCCATTAAATAAAGTCTTAGCAGAGAATGCCATCACCTTACCGTATTCATTTACCATGGGAACTAGGCCTAGTTTTTCTAAATTGGCAATTTCACTCTTTTTTAAATCGAACCGAACACCACTAATTTCATTAATACCACCATATTTTTTTCCAGCAGTAACTTGCGACATTAAGGTTTTATATATTTTACCCGCTAAAGCTGCTGCAGGGGGTACAAAAAGATCGTCTTCCTCTCCAACTTCATCTTCTCTACCTCTTCCTACTAACCAATTACAAGTCATGATAACATTAGAACGATGATTTTCGCCTCCAGTTAAATTAGCGGCTTCAAACATTTCCATCACATCATCTGGTTCATCAAGATGTTCAAAATCGGTTACCAACATTACTTTATTTTCATAAGCAATCTTAGCCCATTTTTCAACCACAGCATTGTTTCCTAAATATCCAGGAATTACCATCAAGCCATAATTGTCTCTAAGATCTAAACGATCATAACTATCTTTAAGTTCGTCGGCAATAGCATCAAAAAAACGAGTATTGTCGAGATCTTTAAGTTGTTCTAAATCAGCATTAACAAGAGTTATATTTCTTAATTTATCTTCTTCGGTATTTTTAAAGAATAAAGCCATCGAGCGATAAGAGCGTTCTAGATCATGTGTTTCTTTTATGGCTTTACCTACGTTAACTTTAAGGGTTTGGTCTGCTATTTGAGATCTTTTTTCAGATTCATCAACCATTTCTGATATGTCTTCAGAACCCGAAAGTATTGATGCCCACATTTCAAGGGTTTTCTTTACTTTTTTACGTTCTTTTTCTTTATTGCTCTCGGTTAGAAAAATCTTTTTACGAGCTTTTCTATCTGGATTCATATTTTGAACCCCATCTATAGTTGCTTCTAAAAGGTCGAACCCGCCATATTTAGCTAGCTTTTCACTGCTTTGCTCCAGTTGCTTGGAGGGACTTTGAGAGATTGATTGCTGTTGGGTTTTTTCTGCTTCGGCCATAATTATTTATTGGATTCAAGTTCGGAAATTAAAGTTTCGATAGAAGTTAACAAAGCTTGTTTTGCTTCGGGATCTGTCAATGCAGCTTTTAAAATTTTATTAGATTTAAGTTGCTTTATAATTTTAACATATTGCTCTTTTTCAGTATCAAGATCTTTAAGAAAGTCACTCTGGTTAACAATCCCGTTTCTCCCAAAATCACCTAAATTGGTGAAATTGAGTGTCTCTTTAGATTCTACGCCATCTTTATTTGAAAATTCCATTTCAACATTGGGTTGATAGTGGTTAAAAACGTCGTCAATCTTTTTAAGCCCCTTAATCATTTCTGCTTTTACAGGTTGATTATGGGTTAGCTTTTCTATCAATAAGGTTCTATTTTGGGGAATTTCTTGTAATGCTTCCGCAGCTTCCTGCCTTACTTCTGTACCGCCAATTCCATAAGTTTTATCGCTCATTGTGTGTTATTTAGTGAATTGAAAAATAAATATAGGGATTTTATTATAAAATTACTTGTTTATGTGCCATTTTAAAGCCTCATTTTGTAGGCTTATTTTTACGTTATCACCTTTTTGAATCTTTCCTGTAATCAACATTTTAGATAATGGCCCTCTTAAATCAGTACGTATAACTCCTCTAAGTGGGCGAGCTCCATATTGGGGTGTAAATCCTTTATGGGAAAGGTATTCATATACTTCATCAGTTAATTCGAGACTTATCTCTTGCTTTTCTAAAGCTTTTAATAAATCTTTTAGCTGAATTTTAAATATTTTAATGATGTTTTCTTTTGTAATAGGACTAAAGGGAACAATCTCTGTAAGTCTTCCTAAAAACTCAGGTCTAAAGTGGCCACCCATAATTTCCATCAAATCTGTAGATTTAGGAGTTTCACCTGCTTCAAATGACTTAACCACATGCTTGCTTCCTACATTAGAAGTGAATAAAACAACGGCGTGAGAAAAATCACCAGTTTTACCTAAACGGTCGTGCAGTTTTCCTTCATCTAATATTTGAAGAAATATATCGAAAACAGAAGGGTGCGCTTTTTCAATTTCGTCGAAAAGTACGATAGAGTATGGCTTCTGTCTTATTTTATTAACTAAAAGGCCGCCTTCTTCATATCCCACATAACCTGGAGGCGCCCCATACAGCAATGCTGCGGAATGTTCTTCTTTGAATTCGGACATATCAAAGCGAATAATTGCATCTTCAGTCTGAAATAAAAACTCAGCCAGTGCTTTTGCTAATTCAGTTTTACCAGTACCAGTTGGTCCTGTAAAAAAGAAAGATCCTGTTGGTAGCCCTGGTTTACTTAACCCAGACCGTGATTCATGCACGGCAGCTGTAATGGTTTTTACAGCATGATCTTGTCCAACAACTCGTTTTTTAAGTTCTTCTTCCATAGAGAGCAATCGTTCTTTTTCATCTGCCAAGAGATCGCCTACTGGAATTCCCGTTTTGTTAGAAATAGTAGCCGTTACATCTTTTTTAGTAATGGTGCTCCTTTCTGTTTCTGCTTCTTTCAGTAAAAGGTTGAGAATAGTTTCAATTTTTTCTGAAATTTCTTTTGAAGTCGTATTGCTATCAAATGTTGGATGATCGTCTTCTTTTAAGGCTGCGAAAAGCAGATAACTTATTCGATTTCCTAAATCTTTATAAAACCATTCTAATTCCTGTTTTTTTTGTTCTTCGGAATAATTTTGATTTACTGAAATAGCTGATAATTCTTCTTTAAGATTTTCAATAACAGGACTAGAAGTTTCTAACATATAACGTCCGGCGGACATGGTTCTGTCAATTAAATCGATGGCTGCATCTGGTAGGCTACGCTCCTTGTTAAAACGTTTAGAGAGTTTAATGGCTTCTTCTATGATTGGATGTTCTATTTCTAGTTTATGATGTTGTGTATAACTCTCAATAATATGGTTAATCATCCGGGCAGTTGTTTGCTCGGTAGGTTCTTCCAAATTAATAATTTCGAATCTTCTGGAAAGTGTATCATCACTTTCTACTTGTTTTCTGAACGTATCATTGGTCATACTCCCAATAATGGTAATATCACCTTTTGCCAATTCAGATTTTAAGATATTTATTAACCCTTTTTGCTGGCTGTTTTTATCTAATAAATTGTCGAGTTCATCTATTAATAAAATAGGACGTGTAAACTGTTTAATGGCGGTGATTACTTTTTTAAAACGGTCTTCAATTTCACCATTGTAGCTAGCGCTAGAGACCAACTCGATAAAATCAAGTTCATAAATCTGCGCTTCTTTTAGCGATTCCTGGACGTTACCGTTAGTAACAGCATTGGTAAAACCATTGAGTAAAGCCGATTTACCCACGCCAGGCTCTCCAGTTATAAGCACGTTAGGCTTAGAGTGTCTTCCTAAAATTTCAGTAATCATTTTAATCTCGGCATCGCGACCATATACATTTGAAAGTTCTTGATTACGCGCTTGTGTAGATTTATCAATACAATATTTCTTGAGCACATCGGTGCTTACTTTTTGTTTCGTTCCTATGGCTGTGCCAGTTGAATTGTTTTTTGCAGTAGCTTCACCAGAACACATTGAGAGAATATCTTCTCTTTTTACAGGAAGTGTTTTTAACTGTTCATAAGTAAATCCCACGCCAGGAGTGCAGATAGCGACTAAAACACACTCGGGTGTGATTTCTTCTTTTCCCAACTTCAATTTTACCATATCGGCTTCATTAAAAATGGCTTCGATACTATCATCTGCTTTTAATTGATCGGGTATTTTAGCTGCTCTAGGTAACGCTTCCATACGTACGTCCGCCCATTCTTCCATATAAAATATATCGCCACTAACATCTTCTATTAATGAGCGTAATTCGATATCTTTATGAAGCAATGCCCGTAATAAATGGGATGCGTTATATTGATCGGCATAATATCCTTTAGCATTAGCCTCAGCAATATGTAATAGTTCTTTGGTGGATGATGATAGGGGAAAGGTAAGAGTTTGCAT